ATGAAAGCGATCCTGAAGAAGGTGTCGGCCTCGGGCCGCGCCTATTACCACACGGGCCGCGTCCATCAGGTCGAGGTTGCCGGCGGCGGGTCGGCGCTGGTCGCCGAGACCGGCCTGCTGGCGGGCGACGCGTACCGGTTCGCCAGCGTCGGGGAAGCGCAGGCGGAGGCCGACTGGATCAACGCGCGCGGCATCAGCGACGCCAAGTGGGCGGTCGCGGAGGTGGCGGGATGACGGGCGCGTGGAACTGGCAAGACTTGCGGTTGCCGGAGGCCTTCACTGTGGCCGGAGCGGCGTATCAGCGGGGAAAGCTGGAAAGTCTTCGGGCGACGATCGATCAGGCCATTGAGAAGGGAATTCCGTACCAGGACCTCCGAGACAGAATAGCAGCGCTGCCACTGCCTGAACTTCGACAGGTGCGTGAGAGCCGGGAGTGGGATCATGAAGCCGGAACCCGCCTCGCTTCCATGGTCAGTGCAACAATGCTCCATGAGGCCCGTTCATACAGAACACGTCCCGCGCCTGCGCTGCAGTCATCGATTGGGTCGAGATTTCCGGCCTCGACCATGCGCCAGAGCGCCGCATTCGCCTCTGGGTCATATCCGCGGTCGAACCGTGTCGACGTGAGGACTTCCATTTTCGCCCGAAACTTCGACAGAAGCGGCCAAATGAGGCGAGCGACTGTATCGGCATCCGCATTCATGATCTCAGGCGGAAAGGACGGTGGCACAAAGTGCCTTTGCAGATACGCCGCCCATAGCTCTCTTCCCAGCATTCCTCTTCCCTCCAGCTCGGGTGTTCGCGCCCCGAGTGTAGGGGAACGCGCGACCTGCGTCAGTGGCCGGGCGGCGGGGCTACCCGCGTTTCCTCCCGAACTGGCCGGGCCTCTGCACAGCGGCATGCCCGGCCGCTTTTTCGGGACACGATACAACAATCACCGGGACGAAACACGTGACCGCACACACCATCATGGATCTTGATCTTGCCGCGATCGACGTGACTGACCGCCTGCGCAAGGCGCTGCCGGCGCGCGTCGAAGCGCTGGCCGAGGATATCGACGAGCGCGGGCTGCTGACGCCGATCGAGGTTGTCGGACCGACCGACAATGGCGGCTATCGGCTGATCTACGGCGCGCATCGGCTGGCGGCGGCGAAGCTGCTCGGTTGGGCGGAGATCCCGGCGATCATCCATGCGCCGGACGCCTTCGCCGGCGAGGCCGAGACGGGCCTGCGCGAGATCCGCGAAAACCTGATGCGGTTCGAGTTGAACCCGCTGGAGCGCGCCGTGGCGATCGCCGCCTGGCGCGACATCTACGAGGCCGCACAAGGCCAGGTGAAGCGCGGGGGAAACCGGCGGGCGGCATCAAAGTTTCACGATGAAACTTTGATCGACGCCGACCCGGTAGCTGCTGCCGCCGAGCAGTTCGCCGCGTCCTTCGGCGAGGCGGCGCAACGGGCGCTTGACCTCAGCAAGGTCACGGTCTGGCGCTGCCTGAAGATCGCGACGATCTCGCCGGAGATCCGCGACCGGATCGCCGACAGTCCGCTTGCCTGCAACCAGTCCGAACTCCTGAAACTCGCCGATCAGTCGCCGGAGCGGCAGGCGCAGATCGTCGGGCTGCTGCTGGCCGAGCCGGCGGCGGCGGCGACAGTCGAGGAGGCAATCGCAGTCATCGACAAGTTGCCGCCTGCGCCGAAGCCGGGTGCCTGGGAGAAACTGTCGGACACGTTCTCGCGGCTGAAGAAGGCCGAGCAGCGGGCGTTCTTCGAGGCGCATCGCGAGGCCATCGACCTCTGGCTGGCGGAGCGCGGCTAACCCATGTCCCGGCGCCGCGACCCGCTCTGGCAGGACCTGTTCTCCTGGGCTCCGCCCAAGGCGACCGTGAGCCTTGGCGCGGAGGGTCCGGGGCGCGGCGCGCTGGACAGCCAGATCGCCCGGCTGGTGTCGCGCGCCCTGCGCGAGGCGCGCGAGGAGGGGGCCTCGCGCGCCGACGTCGCGCGCCGGATCGCCACGACCCTCGGACGGTCGGTGTCCGAAGCCACACTCGACAAGTGGGCCAGCGAGGCGGCGGAGGAGCACCGCATTCCGCTGGACGCGTTCCTCGCCCTGGTGGAGGCGACCGGCTGCAACGGGCTGCTCGGCGCGCTGGTCGAGCGGTTCGGCTTCGTCGTGGTCGAGGCGCGCTATGCCGACCTGATCGAGTTGCATCTCGTGGAGGAACAGCAGCGGAAGATGGACGCGCACCGCTGCGCCCTCGAAGCGCGGTGGAGGGCACGGCGATGACCGAGTGGCTGACCGCCCGCGAGATCGCCGAGCTGGGCCTGCCGGGCCTGCCGGGCACGGAACGGGGCGTCCGGCTGCTGGCCGAGAGCGAGCGCTGGCACGCCAATCCGGCCTATGCGCGAGATCGCGTCGGACGCGGCGGAGGCCTCGAATATCACATCGCCCTGCTGCCGACGCTCGCCCGCCTCGCCTACGAGACGCTCCATCGCCGGATCGAGACGCCCGCCCCGGACGAGACGGCGGAACCGTCTGCCGCCCCCGCCCCCGCCCCCGGCACCGGCACCGACCGCGCGGCGATGGAGCGGGACGCGCGGCTGGCGATCGTTGCCGCATACGAGGACTATGCGAAGGGCCAGCGGCTCGGACAGGCGAGCCTGACGCAGACCTTCGTTGCGCGCTACAACGCCGGCAAGCTCTCGGTCGACGACTGGATCGGCGCGATGGTGCCGCATCTGTCCAAGCGGACACTCGCCCGCTGGCGCGCCGCCAAGAAGCAGTCGCCCGACCTGCTCGGCTTCGACCCATCCACCGCGCGCAAGGGCAAGGCGGTTCTGGAAACCGCCAACGGCGGGGCGCTGCGGACTTTCATCCTCGCGCTCATTGCCCACCAGCCGCACCTTTCCGGCGCGCATGTGCGCACGCTTTGCAGGGACGAGTTTGGCGACGAGATCCGCGCGATCAAGGGCGGCATCGAGACGGCGCTCCCCATGCCGCCGGTGCGCACGTTTCAGCACTTTTTGAGGCGGCTTAAATCGGCGGAAAAAGTCGCGCTGACGCGGCTCACAAACCCGGACCGCTACCGCTCGACGATGGCACCCTCCGGCGTCGGCTCTCTGCGCTTCATCACCGAGGCGAATACGCTCTGGCAGATCGATGCGTCGCCGGTCGACGCCTACTGCACGGATGGGCGGTATTCAATCTATGCCTGTACCGATATCGCGACGCGGCGGATCTGCTGGTACGTCTCGCGCACGCCGCGCGCCTCGGCCGTGGCGCTGCTGATCCGCAAGGCGATCCTCGCCTGGGGCGTGCCGGCCAAGATCAAGACGGACAACGGCAGCGATTTCGTCGCGCGGGATACCAAGCGGCTGTTTGCCGCCCTCGACATCGAAATGGAGCTTTCCGCGGCCTACACGCCACAGCAGAAGGGCCACGTCGAGCGCGCCATCAAGACGTTCCAGCACGATTGCGCCACCCTGTTGCCGGGCTACGTCGGACATTCGGTCGCCGACCGAAAGGCCATCGAGGACCGCAAGAGCTTCGCCGACCGCCTTGGCGCCGACACGGCCGACATGTTCGACGTGTCTCTGACCGGGCCGCAGCTCCAGGCTTACGTGGACGATTGGGCACGGTACATCTACGAGGCCCGGCCGCATGCCGGGTTGTCTAAGGGCATGACGCCGGCCGATGCGGCGGCGGCTTCGAGCGCCCCAATCCGCACGGTCGCTGCGCGCGCACTCGACGTGTTGCTGATGCCCGCGGCCGGCAAGGACGGCCTGCGGAAGGTCACGAAGTTCGGCGTGCGGATCGACGGTTTCCACTACGTGATTAATGCCGCGATGCCGGGCGATGCCGTATTCGTGCGGATGGACCCGAACGACAGTGGCAAGGCTTACGCGTTCGACGCCGATGACGGCCGCTACATCGGCGAGGCCGTCTGTCCCGAGTTGGCCGGTCTGCATCCCAAAACCATCATCGCCGCGAAGAAGGAAGCGCAGGCCCAGGCGCTCCTCGAGGCGACGCGCGAGGTCAAGGCGCGGATCCGCGACATCACCTCCGGCCGACCGCTCATCGAGCGCGCGATCGATGTCGCCAAGCGCGACGCGTTGGCGCGCGAGGACGGCAAGGTGGTGGCCCTGCCGAAGCGGCAAGAGGAGCACTCCACGCCGGAAATCGCCGCCGCGCTCGATGTGACCGCGCCGGAGCCGGTCAAGACGCGCCTCTCTGGCCGCGCCGCGGAGATCGCGGCGGACCTCGCACAAGGCGCCGCGACGAGGTCGGCGCCCGTGACGCAACTCCGCAGGCAGGAAACCCCGCAATTGCGGTTCCGCCGCGCGCTCGCCCTGGAAGCCGCGATCGCGGCGGGCGAACCGGTGGAGACGGCCGATGCAATGTGGCTCGGCGGCTACCAGACCGGCCCGGAATACAAGGCGATGAGCCAGATGTACGAGGATTTCGGCGAGATCTGACAGCTTTGTCAGGTCTAGCCCAAGAAAAAAAGAGCCCCGGAAAACCGGAGCCCTCAAGACCGTTTTGAAGGACCATAGGATGACGGCACCACTCAAGAACGTCAAGACGGCAGCACGCGGATCGATCGCGCCGCTGAAGAACGTCGCCGCACTGATGACCCTGATCGAGGCGTTGCGCACCCGCGCGGTCGGCCTGCCCGGCATCGGCGTGTTCAGCGGCGACAGCGGCTACGGCAAGAGCGTCGCCGCGCAGTACGCGATCAACAAGACCGGCGCGGTTTATGTGGAAGTGCGCCACTACTGGCGGCAGAAGCGGTTCTGCGAGGCGTTGTTGCAGGAACTCGGCCAGCCGCGGCCGCGCGGCACCGTGGCTGCGTTGATGGACGACATCATCTATCGGCTCGGCGACGCGCCCCATCGGCCGCTGATCATCGACGAGGCCGACAAGCTGGTCGACGGCGGGATGATCGAGTTCGTGCGCGACATCCACGAGACGACGCAGGTGCCGGTCATCCTGATCGGCGAGGAATTGCTGCCTCGGAAGCTCGAAGCGCATGAACGCGTGCACAACCGGGTGCTCGACTTCCAGCTGGCGCAGCCGTGCGACAGCGAGGACACGACGGTGCTCGCGCGGTTCCTGTGCCCGGGGGTGGAGATCGCGCCGGATCTGCTCGAAGACGTCCGCCGCCAGACGGCCGGCAAGGCGCGCAGGATCGCCACGACCCTTCACGAGATCGGTCAGTTCGCCCGCAACAGCGGCCTGACGGCCGTCGAAAGAGGCTCCTACGGAGGGCGCATCTTCACGGGCGAGACGCCGATCCGGCGGGCGGGAGGGCGCGGCTGATGGCGGCGATCCTTACCCTCAAGACGATCGCCGGCCGTCCGGTTTTGCGCGGCTACGAGCATGTCTGGTCGGTCATCCTCGACCTGACGCGGACCGGCGCACCCTTCACGAAGCACGACATCGACCAGGGGTGCTGCGATCCGGGCGACAACGTCGTCACCGATTACCTGCGCAGGCTCCGTCTGGCCGGCGTCATCGAAGAGATCGGGGCCGAAGGCGCCGACCGCCGATATCAGAGGCGGGTCTATCGGCTTTGCCGCCGCCAGGCCGAGGCGCCACGCCTGCGCCGAGACGGTTCGGAAGCGCCGGTGCCCATCCAGCAGCTTCTCTGGAACACGATGCGGCATCTGTTGCGTGACGGATGGACGGCGAAGGAACTCGCCGACTTCTCCTCGACCGATGAGGTCCGCGTGTCGGTTGTGACGGCGCACAGCTATGCCAAGCATCTGGCGGCAGCGGGATACCTCCACTGTGTGGTGCCGGGCCGCCCTCGACACCTCGCCAAGTGGCGGCTCAAACCGTCGATGAACACGGGTCCGAAGCCACCGAGGCTCCTCAGAACGCACACGGTCTACGATCCGAACACCAACGACGTTTACGGAACGCCGGTCACCGAGGAGGTCGCGCCATGACCGCTCCTGTCCCGATGGCCGTCAAGGCGCTGGCCGCGTGGGGCGCTGCCATTCCGGATTGGGTTCCAGAACTCGCGGCCCTTGCCGATCGCGAGGGCCTGAACGGTGCCGCCAGGCGGGTCGGCTATTCGCCGGCCGTCGTCAGCCAGGTGCTGAACGCCCGCTACGCCGGCGATATGGCGCGGGTGGAAGAACGCGTGCGCGGCGCGCTGATGGGCCTGACGGTCGATTGCCCCGTCGTCGGCGAGCTCAGCCGCGACCAGTGCCTCGACTGGCAAGGCAAGGCCTACGCGCCGACGTCGGCGCATCGGGTCCGCATGTACCGGGCGTGCCGAGGCGGCTGCCCACACTCTCGCGTGAAAGGAGGCGGTGATGCTTTCTGACGATCTCCGCGCACTGCGCGACGGCCTGGCCGAGCACCGGTCGCACGACGGCCGGCTGGTGCTGTCCGGCACTGTGACAAGCCTGGTCGAGCTGATGCTGACCGACTGCATGCGACAGGCCAGGCACCTGGAGGCGGCCGTGCCGGCCGGGGCGGTGACGATCACGGCGGCGGACCTCGCCTCCGGCAAGGTCACGCGGATGCCGGTCGTGCCCAGGCCGCGCCCGCAGGATGGGGGGGCTGCGTCATGAGCGAGGCCCTGCACGACCTGGTCGACGACATCCTGGCATCGGTCTTCGACGGCTGCGGCCCGGACACGCCCGCCTCGATCGCGGCCGCCGAGGTGGCCGCCCGGCTGCTCAGCGGCGGCACGAGCCGGGCCGACCTCGTCCAGTCCATCAGCCGACTGATCGTCGCCGTCGATCAGGAGTTGCGCCAGCGCGAGATGCTGCATCGGGAGGCGGCCGAGCGGGCGCGGCTCGTGCCTGCCCCGACCGGCCGGCGCTGGCGGGTCACCCCGCTGCTGGACCTGATGCTCCCCGACCTAAGGCGCGACGGCCAAGCCGACCCGACCCCGACACTCATGGGCGACCCGGCGCCGGGCCGCTCCGCACTCGACCAAATGACATCCATCAACCGGAGGATTTGACATGAACAGCCCCGAAACCCGCGCCGCAGCCGGCGGTGTCATCGACGTCAACGGCAGGCCCTACATGGCCGATGCCAAGGGCAAGCTTGTGCCGCTGGAGCTGATCAAGGCCCAGGACAAGCTGGAGGACGAGGTGGTTCGCAAGATCATGCGTTACAGCGAGGAGCTGTCGGCGCAGATCGAGCGCTTCAAGGGCCACACCTTCACCGATCTCGGCGAGTTCGACGCGCTGCTGCAGGAGGTCTACGGCCAGACGCGCGGCGGCATCAAGGGCAACCGGACCTATCAGACGGTGGACGGCTGCATGAGGGTGAGCGTCCAGGTCGCGGATTTCATCGACTTCGGGCCGCAGCTGCAGATCGCCAAGGCGCTGATCGACGAATGCCTCAACGAGTGGTCGGCCGACGCCCGGCCGGAGATCCGCGGGATCATCACCCGGGCGTTCAACACCGACCGCGAAGGCCAGATCAACCGGTCGGAAATCTTCATGCTGCTGCGGCTGGAGATCGAAGACGCGCGCTGGAATCAGGCAATGGAGGCGATCCGCGACGCCATGCGGATCACGGGATCGAAGACCTACGTGCGCTTCCACAAGCGCGACAGGCCCGACGGCAAATGGGAGCCGGTCACGATCGACTTGGCCAAGGTGGCGTGATGAGCGATGATCCGACGCTCCAGTCACCCTATCGGCCGGCCGTGAAATCCGCCGATGAGCGCAAGCTCTGCCGCCTCACCGATCTGCTGGAACGCGCGCTCGCCGTGCTGCGCGGCGAGCTCGCATCGATGGTCGAGTGCTGCTGTGAGCTTGCCTGGGACGGCATGGATCATGTGCCGGTGGCTGGCACGGCCAGCCCGGAATCGGTGCCCGTCATCGCCGAGCTCGCGCTGCTCATCATCGAGATCGAGGCGGAGATCGGCAGGCCGGCCGACCATCCGGAGCCGCAGTGGCTGGACGATCTGCTCGACGGCAAGTGGGGGCTGATATGGCCTGTCGCCGCACGCTGACCGCGCAAATCCAGGAGGTCGAGCACGAGCTCGCGATGCGGCGGCGTGTCTATCCCGGTCTGGTGTCCCAGCGCCGCCTGCGCGAGGGCGAGGCGACCGAACACTGGAATGCGTGCTCGACACTTTGCGCTGGCTGGCCGGCAACCGGGACCGGATCAAGGCGGCGCTCAAGGAGGGAGACGGAGGGCTTTGACATGTCCATCCACGGCCACGATCCAGGGGCCGCGCGCGCGGCCACGGCGTCAACCGAGGGTCCGGACGAGGCGCGTCCGGACCGATTGAGATGGTGGGACAGATGACAGCACACGCACTCATCCATGTCGGGCTCAAAAAACTCGGCATCGCCGGCGACGACGCCCGCGACCTCTACGAGCGGGTGACAGGCGCGCGGAGCCTGCGCGCCATGACGCCGCCGCAGCACCAGGCGGTGGTGGACGAGCTCGAGCGCCTCGGCTTCAAGCGGTCTTCAAGGCCCATGCCGGCCAAGCGGGCCACCGGATCCTACGCCGGCAAGCTGCAGGCGCTTTGGATCGCCGGCTGGAACCTCGGGATCGTGCGGGACAACACCGACGCTGCGATGCTCGCCTTCGTCAAGCGCCAGACCAGTCTGGGTCACTCCCGCTTCCTGCGGGCGCCGGACGAAGCCGCGCGCGCGATCGAGGCGCTGAAGGCGTGGCTGCGGCGAGAGACCGGCAATGACGGACTGTACCGCTGGGAGAAGCAGCGGCCGAAGCTGCTGAATGACTGCCGTTTCCAGATCCTGCTGACGCAATGGGCGTGGCTTGCAGCCCGCGATGCGGCGCCGGCCGCCTCGCTGGATGCGTGGGTCGAGCGGATGCAGGCCGGCAGGACCTACGCCGACTTCGGTCGTGACGACTGGATCGACCTGATGAACGTGCTCGGCCTGCGTCTGCGCAAGGCGATGGCCAAGGCCGAGGCCTGACGCCATGGCGGGCGACCATTCCTACCTGCCCGGTATCCTGGTCGAGATCGCGGAAGTTGCCGGCATCGACGCTGCCTTGAAGCTCGCAGCCGAAAAAGGCGGGCAAACGGTCTATATCCCGAGCCACGCAAGCGACGATCACTGGCTGACGGCAACGGTCGGATGGGACGCGGCGGCGCGGATCTGCGATCATCTTCGCGTTCGCAACACCGGCGGCCGCTTCCTGATCCCGATCGCGCGGGAAGCGAGCGCGCGTCGGGCGCTCGTAAAGGCCCTTGAAAGCGGCGCCTCGGCGCGCCAAGCTGCGGCGGCGAGCGGCTGCCACGAGCGCACCGCATACCGCACGCGCGCGCGGTTGCGCCGCCGCAAGGACCCCCGCCAAGGCGATCTGTTCTAGGTCCCGGCACGCCTGAGGCTGACACTGTCAGGCTCATATCCCCGACACCGATCCCGCACCCTACCGGCATCCACCAGCCGGGGCGAACGCATGTCGACGATCACCAGATTGAGCCCGCAGGGCGCACGCGACGTTGTCGCGCATGAAGGCTTCGTCAGCCGTGCCTATCGCGATCCGGTCGGCGTGCTGACCATCGGCACCGGCTACACCAACCGGTCGAAGGTCTTCCGCGGCTACTGGATCGCGACGCGCGGCCGGCAGCTGAAACCAGGTGACACGATCACCCGCGAGGAATGCCTGAAGATCCTGCCGAAGATCGTGGACGAGGAATATGGCGCGGCCGTCGTGCGGCACATCCGGCCGAAGTTCCAGCACCACTACGACGGCGCGGCATCGGTTTGCTTCAATCTCGGTCCAGGCGCCGCGACGTGGAAATGGGCGAAGGCGCTCGCGGCCGGCGACGCCGCCGGGTCGGCCGCGCTGCTGCGCAAGACCGGCACCACGGCCGGCGGGCGCCGCCTGCCGGGCCTCGTCAAGCGCCGCCAGGCCGAGGCGCTGCTCGTCCAGCGCGGCATCTACGCGACATCCGGCGCGATCCGCGTCATCCCGCGCGACACGGTTGCGTCGACCGCGTCCGACGAGTTGCTGCACTATCAGGCGATCCTCGCGCGCCTCGGCCACTATGACGGCGCGCTGGACGGGCTCGCCGGACCCAGGACCACAAAGGCCGTGCGCGCGTTCCAGTCGGGCCACCCGCATCTCAAGGTGGACGGTCTGCTCGGCCCGGCAACTGCGGCCGCGCTGGAGCGCGCGGCGGCCGCCCGCGAAAGCGGCACCGCGACCGGCGTGGCGGGTCTCGTCTCGGGCGCTGGCCTCGCGGCCGCCCTGGGCGGCGCGCCGGAGTGGGTCCTGTGGATCGCCGGCGGGTCGCTCGCGCTTGCCGCGATCGGCGGCATGGTCTTCGCCTGGCGCTACCGCGACGAGATCCGTCATCGCATGACCGGGCTCCTCAAGCAGAGGGCGACCGCATGAAAGGCTTCCGGACACTGATCCTCAACGCGCTGGTCGCGCTCGTTCCGATCGTTCTCGAGCTGCTGCGCTTCCTCGGCGAGTTCGACTGGTATCTCTACCTCGAACCGCGCGACGCGCTCTGGGCCATGCTGGTCATCGGCGGGCTCAACATCTTCCTTCGCACCGTCACCACGACCCGGATCGGAGGCGGGACATGAGCTGGTTGCTGTCGCTTGTCCTGCGGCTTGCATCGTCCGGCCTGGTCGAGCGCACGCTCGCCTATCTGGAGCGCCGGGCCGCCTCGGAAACCGACCGGGCGGCGTTGCGCACGCAGGTCGAGATCGAGGCGATCCGCGCCGCCGTCGCCGAAACCAGGGAGATGACCGCATTCAACGGGGCGAAGCTCGAGCATGCCGCCTTCTGGATCTTCGCCGCGCTGTTCGTGCTGCCGCTGGGCCTGTGGTGGGGCGCGGTCTGTCTCGACAGCGTGTTCCGCTTCGGGTGGAGGGTGGCCACGGTGCCGATCCTCGAAGCCTGGGGCGGGCAGATGATCCAGTGGCTGTTCTATGTCGGCGGCGGCGTCGCCGCGCTCCGGTCGCTGCGGTGATGCGATGACGCTGCATCCGTTCGCCCAGGTCCTGCTGATCCTTCTTGCAGGTGGCCTCGCCGCCCTCGCGCTCGCCCCGCACGATGCCGGGCGCTGCGCTTCCGCATCCGTTACCACCATCGTCAAGGGAGATCGCCGGTGAGCCTGAGCGACATCACCCCGCTTGTCAGCGCCATGAGTGGCGCACTGGCGATCGCCTCGCTGATCTACACCTGGCTGACCGCGCGCAGCCGCGTCAATGCCGATGAGATCAAGGCGCTGCGCGATCGCAGCCAGGAGCACGACCGCCGGCTCGACGTGATCGAGCGGGACATCGAGCACCTGCCGGACCGCAACCACGCGCACACGATGCAGGTGGAGCTGGCGAAGATGAGCGGCGAGATCCAGATCCTGTCGGAACGCCTCAAGCCCGTGGCGGCGATTTCCGAGCGGTTGCAGGAGTTCCTGATCGCCGAAGCGAGCGGACGGCGGGGAGCGTGAACCATGATGAACCGGATCCTGCGCGAGGAAGCACGGCTGATCGTGCTGAAGGCGTTGCGACAGCAGCCCGACGAGCAGCTGAATTCCGAACTCCTCCGCCTGACCCTGGAAACGTTCGGGATCAGCCGCGAACGCGCCTGGGTGCATGACGAGCTCCGGTGGCTGCGCGACATGGGCGCCGTGACGCTCACCGAGGCCGGATCCATCCTGGTCGCCACACTCACGGAGAAGGGGGCACGGCATGTCGAGCGCAGGACGGTTATCGAGGGCGTCAAGCGTCCCGCGCGGCCGGAGGCGTGACGATGGCACCGCGCGGACGGGGGCGCCTGTCGGCGATCGACCTGCTTCCCGACGACTGCTCCGCGATCATCGCCTGGGCGGCCGATCAGCTTGCGGCGCGCGACAGGACCCAGCTGGACATCTATGCCGCATTCCGCGAGAAGCTGATCGCCGTCCAGGGCGAGACGGGCGTCGGCTTCGACATCCCCTCGTTTTCCGCCTTCAATCGGTTCTCGGTCAGGCTGGCGCAGATGACACGCCGGCTGGAACAGACCCGGGACATCGCTGCGACGATCTCGGAGCGCTTCGACGCGGCCGCCTCCGACGATCTGACGCTGATCGCCGCCGAGGCGATCAAGACGCTCATCTTCGAGATCCTCCAGTCGGCCGGCGACGGCGGGCTTTCCACCAGGGGCGCGCAGGAACTCGCCAACGCGCTGCGGGCGGCCGTCGCGGCGCAGTCCGTGTCGACCGCGCGACGGCAGGCGGTCGAGGCGGCTTTCGCCGAGAAGGTCGAGGACGTCGTCGAGACGATCGGCAAGGAGGCCGGACTGTCGGCCGAGCGCGTTGCTCAGCTGCGCCGAGACTTCCTTGGCGTGCGGACATGACGAAGGACCGCGACATGTTCGCCGGGCCGCCGATCCTGTCGCGCGAGGCGGCCGGGTTGCCCGACGCCCTGCCGCGCGGCGCGGAGGTGCCGGACGATCTCGACCCGCTCGCCGAAGGCGTGCTGATGCGCCACCAGATCGAATGGATCGAGGACAAGTCGGACCTGAAACTCGCCGAAAAGGGGCGGCGAACCGGCATCACCTTCGCCGAAGCCCTGGACGATACGCTGATCGCCGCCGCCTCCCGGTCGGCCGGCGGCGACAACGTCTTCTACATCGGCGACACGAAGGACAAGGGCCGCGAGTTCATCGGCTATGTCGCCAAGTTCGCCCGCACGGTGTGCGGCAGCCTCGGCGAGATCGAGGAGTTCCTGTTCGAAGACCAGAAGGCGGACGGCACCACGCGGATGATCTCCGCGTTCCGCATCCGCTTCGCGTCCGGGTATCGCGTCGAGGCGCTGTCGTCACGGCCGGAAAACATTCGCGGCCTGCAGGGCGTCGTCGTGATCGACGAGGCCGCGTTCCACCAGGACGTCCGCGGCGTGCTCGATGCCGTCAACGCCCTGCTGATCTGGGGCGGCAAGATCCGGGTGATCTCGACGCACAACGGCGTTCTAAACCCGTTTAACGAGTTGATCCGCGAAGCGCGCGCCGGCAAGACCGATTTCAGCATCCACCACATCCCCTTCGGCGCCGCCGTCGCGAACGGGCTGTTCAAGCGGGTCTGCCTGGTCAAGGGCGAGACCTGGTCGGAGGAAGGCGAACGCGCCTGGGAGCGCAAGATCCGCGGCGCCTATGGGCCGCGCCTGGCCGCGATGCGCCAGGAGCTCGACGCCATCCCCGCCGAGGCGGAGGGCTCGGCGCTCACCCGCGTGCAGATCGAGGCCTGCATGGAGGCCGGCATCCCGATCGTGCGGTGGGCCTGCGACGACGATTTCAAGAACGCGCCCGAACACATCCGCAAGGCCGAGACGTTGAATTTCTGTGAGCGCGAGCTGAAGCCCCATTTGGCAGCGCTCGACCCGCTGTTGCCGCATGTCTTCGGCGAGGACTTCGCGCGCAAGGGCGATCTCACCGTGATCGCCGTCATGGCGATCACGCGCTCGCTCGTGCGCCGTTCGGGCCTGATTGTCGAACTGCGCAACGTCCCCTTCGACCAGCAGCGCGACATCCTGTTCTATATCGTCGACGCCCTGCCGCGCATGTCGGGCGGCGCGCTCGACGCCACCGGCAACGGCGCCTATCTCGCCGAGGTCGCAGCCCAGAAATACGGCCCCTCGATCGTCGAGGTGAGCCTGTCGCGCGCCTGGTACCTGGCTGAAATGCCCGCCTATCTCGAGGCTTTTGCGGACAAGACCGTCGTGCTTCCAGCCGACGAGGACATCCTGCGCGACCATCAGGCGCTGCAGTATTGCGACGGGGTGGTGAAGGTGCCGGACGATCACGCCACGACGGGCGCGGACGGCCTCAAGCGGCACGGCGACAGCGCTGTCGCCTCGGCTCTGGCCTACTTCGTGAGCCGTCAGGACCTTCCGGAATTCGACTACACGGCCGCGAGGCACTCGCCGTTCGCACAAGCAGGGCACAACGGCGGCCCGCCGCTCGACGACGACGACTTCGCCCGCATCGGCGGGATCGATCCCGGACATTCAGGAGGTTTGTGGTGAGCGGCTATCAGATCGTGGATCCCTACGGCCGGCCCATATCCTCGGCGGAGCTGCTGAGGGAGGAAGCCGCGCCGACCCTGACCGGCGTGCGCTCGATCTGGAGCGAACCGGTCGCGTCGGGCCTGACGCCGGCCCGGCTCGCCCGCATCCTGCGCGATGCGGTGGAGGGCGAGGCGGGAGACTATCTCGCGCTGGCCGAGGAGATGGAGGAGCGCGATCTCCACTATGCCGCGGTCCTTGGCACCCGCAAGCGCGCCGTGCTGGCCATCGAGCCCGTGGTCAATGAGCCGAAGGCGGGTCCGGTCGACGAGAAGATCCTCGACGCCGTCCGGGAGCTGATCGAAGCCCCCGACTTCGAAGACATGCTGATCGACCTGCTCGATGCGCTCGGCAAGGGGTTTTCGGTGGTCGAGATCCTCTGGGAGCGCGGCAAGATCTGGCGCCCGCGCGGGTATGTCGGCCGCGATCCGCGCCATTTCCAGTTCGACCGCAAGACGGGCCGCGAGTTGCGCCTGCGCGAGGACGGATCGGCGGACGGCCGGGAGATCTCGCGCTATTCGTTCATCCGCCATGTTCCGAAGCTGAAATCCGGCCTGCCGATCCGGGGCGGCCTGGCGCGTCTCGCCGCCTGGGCCTTCCTGCTGAAGAGCTACACGCTCAAGGACTGGGCGGCGTTCCTGGAAGTGTTCGGCATGCCGATGCGCGTCGGGCGCTACCCCAGGAGCGCCACGCCCGACGAAAAGCGCGTCCTGCTGCGCGCGGTGCGCGACCTTGGCGCCGACGCCGCCGCCATCATCCCGACCGGCATGGACGTCGAATTCATCGAAGCCAAGGGTGGGTCGGGCAACGCGGTCTTCGGCGCCATGGCCGAGTACCTGGACGCGCAGATCTCGAAGGCTGTCCTTGGCCAGACCATGACCACCGACGACGGATCGTCGCTTGCCCAGGCCCAGGTGCACGAGAACGTGCGCTACGACATCCTGCGCGCCGACGGCCGGCAGGTTTCGACCACGCTCAACCGGGATCTGGTGCAGCCCTTCGTCGCGTTCAACTTCGGGCCGCAGGAGCGCTATCCGACCGTCGACCTGCCCGTGGCGGAGGCGGAAGACATCGAGACGCTGTCGGAAGCGCTCACGAAACTCGTGCCGCTCGGCTTGCGCGTGTCATCGTCGGAGGTGCGCGATAAGGTCGGCCTGGGCGCACCGAAGGACGAAGACGATGTCCTGCGGGCGCCGGGCGCCGGCCAGCCCGAGGCGACGCCATCGGGCGATCCGCAACTCGCCCGCGCCTGTCCGCATTGCGGCGGGGTGCACGCGACAGCTCGGGCCGGCCAGGATCAGGACGAGCTCGACGCGCTTCTGGAGGGGGCGCTCCAGGAGTGGGGTGCCGACCTGGCGCCCGTGCTCGAGCAGCTGCAGGAGGCGTTCGCCGCGGCAACGTCCTACGAGGACTTGCGCGCCCGGCTCGATCGCCTGTCCGGCGCCCTCGATGTCGGGCCGATCGCCCGCCGGCTGGCGGACCTTGCGATGATCGCGCGCGGGCTCGGCGATGCCGGTTGATCTTCCCGAACAGGCCCTCACGGCCTCGCCGGAGGTTATCCGCTACTTTCGGGGTAAGGGATCGCGGCCGACTTTCGACTGGCGCGACATCGCGCCGGTCGAGCATGCCTATGCCTTCACGGTGGCGAAGACGGCGGGCTTCGACGTCCTGGACGACCTGCGCGCCGCGGTCGAGGACGCGATCGTCAACCGCGTGCCGTTCGAGACGTTCCGGGAGCGCCTGACGCCGACCCTGCAGGCAAAGGGCTGGTGGGGAAAACGCTTCGCGCAGGATCCGGCCGACGGGGCGACGAAGCTCGTGCAGCTCGGCAGTCCGCGCCGGCTGCACACGATCTACTGGGCGAACATCCGCACGGCGCACGCGGCTGGCGAGTGGGAGCGATCCCAGCGCACAAAGCGCTTTCTGCCGTATCTGGTCTACACCCTGTCGCTTGCAGAACGCCGCCGGCCGGAACACCGCGCCTGGGTGGGGATCGTTCTTCCGGTGGATGATCCCTTCTGGGACACGCACTATCCGCCGAACGGCTGGGGCTGCAAATGCGGCGTGCGCCAGATCTCCCGGCGCGAGGCGGAGCGGCTCGGCTACGATCCGCAGGCCGGCGGCCCGCAGATCGTCATGCGGCCCTGGCGGAACAAGCGCACCGGCCAGACCGTGCGCGTCCCGGTCGGGATCGACCCCGGCTGGGACACCAACCCCGGCAAGACGCGCGGACGCAACGTGGCGGAGCTGCTGTCCGGTCGCCTCGGCGATCTGCCGACATCCGCGCGCCGTGCCGCGATCGCGGATTTCACCGCCTCGCCGGCGTTCAAGGTCTTCGTCCAGGACGCGATCGAGACGGGATTGCACCACGCCGCGCGAGCTCCAGCCCTAAGGACCCGGGGCCTCACAGGCTTTGACCTGCTGGAGCAACTCGAGGCCGAACGGCGCTATGCCCTGACAAGGTTTCCGATTGCCATCGCGCCAGGCCGCTTCGGCGACGACCATCTCCCGGTCATGATCGACGCGCGCACGATTGGACATGCCGCTGATCATCGGCGCTTGCCAGATGTTGGCGCCTGGCCGGCGATCGGCGACATCCTGAAGCGCGCCGAAGCCAGGCGGGATCCGACCGGGACCGTGAGGATTTTCGATGCAGCGACCGGAATTTTCATGGTGCTCGACCCGGCCCGAAGCGCGTGGCGGGTTCGCACGATCTTCACGACGAAGCGGCGGCGCTACTTCGATCGCCAGCCGGGCGACATGATCAGATGATGCCAGCCGGGCGACATGATCAGATGATGAAAGAGAAGGAGCACACGGACAGGAAGGTCGCTACCCCTTCCGCTCTCTAAAGCCGAGCGCGCCCGAAGGCTTTGATTTGCCCGTGTGCGCCGTCTTGATAGCACAGGCAACGCGCGAGCTCAAACCGATTGCCGCTGGCGCGGCCTGTGGCGGGCGTTTGAGGCTTGCCGGGCATCTTCCCGCCGCAAGCCTCAAACGCCGCTCCTACCCCCTTTGAGACCCCTTTAACGGCGATCCTGCGCGCGATGCGCGGTCGCAAGTTGCAGCTGGCGGCAATGTCGGCTTTGGGAAGTGTCTCCGCCTGACAGTGTCAGGGGCGCAGATGATGCGGGCGACATTCACTTTGTCGCCCATGACGACGCGAACCGCAACCGCCCTTTTTGCGACAGCCGCCATCGCCTCCAGCGAGGGAGCGTCCGCGCCCGAATGGGTGCAGATCTTTCCGGCCGGCCCGGATCTTGTCGCGCGTGACGGCCGCCGCTGGCGCCTCACCGATCCGCAGGCGGTGATTGCCGCCTTCGAGGCGAACGGCGCACCCATCCCCATCGACTACGAGCATGCGCAAGCGCACCGCGCCCCGAAAGGGGAGCTGGCGCCTGCCGCCGGCTGGATCGCGGCCATGGAGGTCCGGGAGGGTGCCATCTGGGCGCGCGTCGAATGGACCGAGAAGGCGAGCGCCATGATCGCGGCCCGCGAGTACCGGTTCGTATCCCCCGAGTTCTATTCCACCAAGGCCGGCGAAATTGTCCGCGTCGTCGGCGCCGGCCTCGTCAACCGTCCTGCGCTGAGGATGACGGCGCTTTCCCGCGCCGAAGGTTCGACCGCCCCCCACACCCTGGAGACTGACATGGATTTCACCGCCCTTTGCCGCGCGCTCGGCCTTGTGGACGACGCCTCGATCGACACCATCCTTGCGGCCGTGCAGCGGCTGCAGGGCGAGCTCCGTACCGCGCTCGCCGCCGCCGAGGCGCCGTCCATGGAGCGCTTCGTGCCGCGCGCCGACTACGACCAGGCGATCGCCCGCGCCGGTGCGGCCGAAACCTCGCTCGCCGCCGAGCAGACAAAGATCCGCGACGCGGAAGTGAACGCGGCGATCGAGGATGCGGTGAAGGCCGGCAAGATCGCTCCCGCCTCGCGCGATCACTACCGCGCGCTCTGCGCGGCCGAGGGCGGCCTCGACACATTCAGGAAGCTCGTCGGCACGATGCCGGTCATCGGCGCCCCTTCCGATCTCGACGAGCGCGATCGGAAGGGGCGCCCCGCGCTCACCGATCAGCAGCGCTCGATTGCCGCCATGCTGGGGCAGTCGGAGGAAGACTACGCGACGTCGCTCTGACCGGTCCTAGGCGGACCGCCTCTCCACCTGATCAATCCGGAGCCATCCCATGCCCCTCGCCAAAGAACGCCAGACCCCGATGCGGATCCCCGACTACGAGAGCCATCCGCTCGCGGCCGGTGTCAAGATCCACGCAGGCGCACTCGTCGTGCTCGACGCCGGTCTAGCCAAGCCCGGCTACACGGCCACCGGCCTTGTCTCGCTGGGCCGTGCCGAGCGCACCGTCGACAACACCGCCGGCGCGGCCGGCGACGCGCGCGTCGAGGTCCTGCGCAAGCGGACCTTCCTCTTCGCCAACCTGGAAGCCGATCCGGTGGCCCTCGCCGATGTCGGCAAGACCTGCTTCGTGGTCGATGACGAGACGGTCGCGAAGACCGACGGCACCGGCACCCGCTCGCCGGCCGGCCGCGTGGCGGCCGTCGATCCGTCCGGCGTCTGGGTCGATTTCTAGTCCGGCCACACCCGCCGCCCAACAAGGACCTATCCCATGATCATCAACCAGCAGTCCCTGGACGATCTCTTCCGCGGCTTCTCCCGCGCCTATCAGCACGGGTTCGACGACACGAAGCCGCACTGGCCGAGCATCGCGACCATGATCCCGTCCAGCACGCGCGAGAACTCCTATGCGTGGCTCGGCAAGTTCCCGAAGCTGCGGGAGTGGATCGGGTCGCGCACCTACGAGACCATGCAGACCCGCCGCTACACGGTGCTGAACCGCAAGTTCGAGGGCACGATCGAGGTCGATGCCGACGACATCGCGGACGACAATCTCGGCATCTACGCGCCCTTGTTTACCGAGATGGGCCGCGCGGCCGCCGCTCATCCGGACGAGCTGATCTTCGAGCACCTCGCGAACGCCTTCGAGGCCGAGTGCTACGACGGCCAGCCCTTTTTCGACACCGACCATCCGGTGCTTGACCCGCAGACGCGCAAGGAGGTGTCGGTCTCCAACATGCAGGCCGGCGCCAATCCCGCGTGGTACCTCATGGACACCCGCCGGGCGCTGAAGCCCCTGATCTACCAGAAGCGGCGCGACTACCGCTTCGTCCGCAAGGACGACCCGAAGACGTCCGACCGTGTCTTCGACAAGGACAAGTACGCCTATGGCGTCGACGGCCGGGCCGCGGCCGGGTTCGGCTTCTGGCAGATGGCTTACGGCTCGAAGCAGGAGCTGACCAAGGAGACGCTCCGGGCCGCGCGCACCGCCATGAAGGAGCTGAAGTCGGACGAGGGCCGGCCGCTCGGCATCGTGCCCAACATCATCGTGGTCGGAAATTCCAACAGCGACCGCGCCCGCGATCTCCTGCTCGCCGAGCGCGAGGCGTCCGGCGCCACCAACACCGACCGCGGGCTCCTGGAGATCGTCGAGATCCCGCATCTGGCCTAATCGCAGCTGGCCTGATCGACGCCCGCCCGCGCCGCCCGCCCGGCGGGCGCCCCCACCCTCTTGAAACAGGGATCCCGATGACCCGATCCAGGACAAGGCGCGCCGCGACCGCGCCCGAAGAAAGCAAACCCGCCGCCCCGGGAGCCGGGGCCGGGATCGAGACGCCGCCGACGATCGCTCCTGCGGCAGCGGGCTTTCTCGTCGTCACGTCGCCGCGACCGCGCCGGCGCGCCGGCCGTGCCTTCGGCCGCGATCCCCTGCGCATTCCGCTTGCCGGGCTGGGCGAGGACGAGCGCCGGGCGATCGAGGCCGACCCGCTGCTCTTCGTCCGCGTCGAAGAGGCGTAGGCAACCGCGAGGACAATGACCGTGGCCTATGCAGGCAAAACCGACATCGAGACGATCTGGGGGGCGGACTTCCTCGCCGACCTGTTGCCCGAGGATGTCGATCCGGCCGACGCCGTGGCCACCGCGCTTGCCTTCGCCTCGGCCGAGATCGACGCGCATCTGTCGGCGCGCTACGAACTGCCGCTCGCCGACCTGCCGCAGATCCTGATCGCGCCGGCCGTCAACATCGCGGTCTACCTGCTCGCCAACCGGCACGCCTCGCTGACGACGACGATCGAGGAGCGCTACAGGCAGGCGGTCGACCTGCTGAAGCGGATCGCCGAAGGCAAGGCCGGGCTCGGCCGCAGCGAACCGGCAATCGTCATCGACGGCGCGGCGAGCGAGAGCGGCGCGGCGTTCTTCTCCGAAGCGCGCCTGTTCGGGCGGCGCCAGCCATGAGCGGCGTCGCCATCCGCGTCGACGACACCGATCTGGCGCGCCGCCTCGTCACGATCGAAGGGATCCTCGACGCACCGCGCGAGGAACTCGCGGAAGGGATCGGGCGGCTGGTCCAGGAACAGACACGACGGCGCATCGAACAGGAAAAGACCACACCCGAAGGTGCCGCCTGGAAGCCGAACCGCGCGGGAACGTCGATCCTGTACGCCGAAGGACACCTCTCGCGGTCGGTCGACTATGTCGCGTCGAGCGCAGGCGTGCTGGTCGGCTCCGGGCTCGCCTATGCCCGCATCCATCAGCAAGGCGGCACCGTCAAGCCGAAGACCGCCAGGGCGCTGCGGTTCATGGTCGGCAACGCGGCCGTCTTCGCCCGGACGGTGACGATCCCGGCCCGCACATGGCTGGGACTTTCGGCCGAGAACCGCCGCGACATCGAGGACGCGACGCGCGACTGGATCGGGAGCCTTCTGCAATGAGCCGGATCAACGAGTTCCGCACCGCCGTCGAGGCGACCTTCACCGCCGCGCTGCCCGTTTTGCGCAGCTGCGCGGTGCAGTTCGGCCGGTTCGACCTGGACGAGCTCCAGCGCAACACGATCCGGGCGCCGGCGCTGCGGATCGGCGTCATCCGGGCGCCCGTCCAGGCGAGCGCCGGCGGCTCCTACGATGTCGGACTCGAAATCGCCGCCTTCGCGATCGCGGAAGGCAAGGAACCGGGGCGCGATGCAGACGCCTGGGCGATCGCCGAGGCCGTGCTCGCGGTGCTGTCGCCGCGCCAGCGGTTCGGGCTGGCGCGCATCGGCGCGCCGCAGGGCTTGCGGATCGCGCCGCTCATCTCGGGCCAGTTCGACCGGCGCGGCGTCTCGGTCGTCGCGGTGGAATGGACGCAAGCCCTGCGCGAGGTCACCGCCGGCGTCTTCGCCGAGGGCGAGCCGATCGAGCTCACGCTCGACGTGAACGGCGCGCCGTTCTGGCCGCCGCCCCCCGACGACACCCTTCCCGACGACAGCCTCCCCGAGGACGGGCGTCCCGCCTGGGTCCCCGCCGGGGCCGCGTTCTACCTCAATGCCCTCGCGGATCGAGCGTGGATCAACGGTCGCGCCTACGCGGCGCTTGAAGACCTGATTGCCTCGCCCGATGCGGACTTCGCGCGACCGACCGTGGGAACCGGCGTGGTGGATGGCGCGCTCGTCACATTTGCGCTCAACACCCCGCGTCTGACAGACGGCGGGTTACTCATCGAAGACGCGAGTACGAATTTGATCCTCACGTCGACAGACGTCAGGGAGGGAACCGGATGGCTTGGTTGGTGGAACCAACCAAGCCTTGCCAACCTCACCGGGGGCATCGCCGATCCCTTTGGCGGCAACGGCGCCGTGCGGTGGAACGCGGCCGCCACAAGCGGCAGCGGCAGCGGCATACGCGGCGGGCGCATCGCGGTCAACGCCGGTGCCCTCGCCGACCAGACGGAAGTCACGTCATCCATGTGGGTGCGGGCATCTGATGCCTACTCCAGCTTTCTCTTCAGCGTCAATTCGGTGGGCGTGGGCAATACAGGACTGACGACAACGTGGACCCGCAAGACCCACACCGCTAACTACAGGACCGGCTCCAGCGCAGCCGCCGACGAACGCGTCATCCTCTTTGGCGACGAGAGCAACGAAAACGTGAATATCGACGTTTTCGGACCGCAGTGCGAGCCTGGCAACAAGGCTACTTCGTACATCCCGACGACCGGATCTTCGGCGACTCGCGCCGCTGACGCACTTACGCTGGCTGTTGAGGACGGCACCTATGATGTCACTGTGACCTTCGACGACGACAGCACACAAACGCTTTCCGTCATAGTCGTCGATGGGGGCGGCTGGGGTGTGCCGACAGATCTCGACCGTCCCCATATCAAGACAATCCTCGGCGTCGCGACCTCCGGGGGTGGGGCATGATCCCGACCCTCGCGCGCGAGTTGCGCTCGCTCTACAAGGAAGTCGACGACCTGCATCGCCGTCTTGCCGCGTCGCACATGACGGGCAAGGTGGCGCAGATCCAGGGCGACAAGGTGCGCCTTGAGCTGATGCCGGCGGACGGCCGCACCGGCAAGCCGTTCCTATCGCCCTGGGTGCAGGTTCAGGAGAGCGCAGGGGACGGGGTCGGCGGCTACTCGACCCATGTGCCGGTCGCCATCGGCGAGACCATGCGCCTGCTGTCGCCCCACGGCGAGCTCGGCCCGCACTCGATCGCCGTGCGCGACGGCTACACCACCGACAACCCTCGGCCGACCGATCACGATCAGCGCCTCGTGATCAAGCACGGCAACACACGGCTGATCATGGACGGCGAAACAGTCGAGCTGGCCGTCGGCGACGCCGCCGTCAAGATCTCGGCCGACGAGATCCTCACCACCAAGCGCACCCGGCTCGCCAACGGAAACCGCAAAGTTCACTTCGTCGGCGGCCTGGACGACGGCGGCGACGTGGCTGTCGACGGCGCCGACGACGTTCTTGTCTGAAGGAGACGACCCCATGATGAAACCCTACCTCGTTACCGACAAGGCCGGCCCGTTCGTCGCCGGCACCCGCAACCCCGGGAAGGGGGAAACCCTGCGCCTGAGCGAGGACCAGGCCCGCTATGCCCTGATTGCCGGCGAGATCGAGCCGGCGGGCAAGGCAGAGGCCGTCAAGACCGCGAAGGCGATCAAGGCCGAGGACAGGTAAGCCCATGCGGACCGGTATCTCGGCAACGACGGGCAAGGTTCTGACGGGCTGGGACCACTGCGTCCAGTCGCTCGGCAAGATCCTGACGACGCGGTTCAACAGCCGGGTGATGCGCCGGGATTTCGGGTCGCGCATCCCTGACCTTCAGGATGCCAACGCCAACGAGCGCACGCTGCTGGAACTCTATGTCGCGATCGCCGAGGCCGTCGAGGATCCGGTCAACGGGGAGCCGGGCTTCCGGTTGCGCACGATCGACCTGGCCGCAGGCGGTCGCGCGGGGCGCTTCGTCTTCATCCTTGACGGGTATTTCTACCCGCGCGGCCATCTCGGCGACTACGCGCTCCGCGAGGCACGCGTCGCCGATCTTGCCGTCGGCAGCGGCGAGCGGCTCGTCCTGGAGCCCGTCTCTTGACCCGCCCCGATCTTCCGCCTCCCGCGATCCTGGAGGACCTTGACTTCGAGGCGATCCTCGCGGCGATCGCCGCGGACGCCCAGACGCGGCTTGCCGCCGCCGGCATCGCCTGGGACGTCGGCGCGCTCGAAACGGATCCGGTCACGATCCTCTGCCAGGCTTTCGCCTATCGCGAGCTGTTGCTCCGCGCGCGGATCAATGACGCGGCGAGGAGCAATCTGCTCGCATTCGCCGCCACGTCCGACCTCGATCATCTCGCCGCATTCCACGATGTGACGCGTCTCGTCGGCGAAGGCGACGACCGGCTGCGCGATCGGGTCTGGCTCGCCATCCTCGGCCGCTCCGCCGGCGGGCCGCTGGAACGGTACAAGACGATCGCCCTGGCTGCGTCGCTGCAGGTGCGGGACGTCGCCATATGGCGCGCGGGGCGCGATCCGACCGTGCATGTCGCTGTCCTTTCGACGGATACCGGCGGCGAGGCCAGCCCGGCGCTGCTCGCGGCGGTCCGCTCGGCGCTCGAAGCCCCGGCGGTGCGGGTGGTGTCCGACCGGTTCGAGGTGATCTCCGCCATCCGGACCGTCACGGACGTGGCCCTGACCGTGCGCCTGGCGCCGGATGCGCCCGTCTCCCGGCTCGCGGATGTCGCCGCGACCGTGCGCGAGGCCTGGACTGCGGAGAGCCTCCTTGGCCTCGACCTGACCTCGTCCTGGCTGATCGCGAAGGCGATGGTCCCGGGCGTGACGCGCGTGGCCGTAACGTGGCCGACCGAGGATCTGGTCGCCGCACCGAACGAGGCAATCGGCGTTGGCAGCATCGACATCCTCGACGGAGGGCGCGGCCGGTGAGCCATATCGATCCTGCTGGGTCTCTTCTTCCTTCCAATGCCACCGCCCTTGAGTGTGGGATCGATCTCGCGGGCGCAGATCTTGCCGCGCGGATCGCGCCGGGTGTCGACGCGATCCCTGGCTGGAAACTGGTCAACCCGCAACCGGCCCTCGCGGCCTGGCTGGTTTACGAATACGGGCTAGGCGCGCTCTCTGCGTTCATTCCGAATGTCTTCGATCTCCTGGAGGAAGGCATCCGGTGGGAGCGCCTGCGCGGCACGCATGCCGGCATGGCGGCGGGGCTCGGCTTTGTCGGCTACTCGGCCGATCTCGTCGATCCGCCCGCGCGCCGGCTCGCCTGGGCGGACTATCGGCTGACCCTCGACCGTGTCCGCGACGAGGAGGGCGACCTGGCGCGGATCGCCGGCATCGCCCGCCTGTCTCAGCCGGCGCGCTCGCAATTCCGGCGCGGCGTCCATGGCTACGACGTCGCGGCCGCCGAGGCGTCCTGGACGCGGCTGTCGGACTGCATGGTCGGCGACGACAGCGGCGTGCATGTCGAGGCGACGGACGGGCTTGCCGGCCCGAAGTGGAGCTTTGGGCGCGCGCACGAGGCCGAGGTGACGCTCAGCCAGGCGGAGCTCGAGGCGCTCGGCATCTGGATCGACGACGACGGCTCGGGCTCGCTCTCATGGTCGGACCTGCCCGTGGCGTGGTCGACTGTCACCAACACCTGGTCGGAGCTCGGCTCGGCCGGCGCCCGCGTCCGCCAGATGGCGGCGGCCCTCGCCGCGCGCGGCGCCTATCTCGGCTTCTACGATACGGGCGGGGCGCTGATCGGCGCGCGCCGCTGCCGCTGCTTCGCGCAGGTCGCGCCGGCCGGTGCGGCCGGGCTCTATGGGGTGCTCGGCCATGGCTGGTCACCCGGCGCGACCGGCGAGGCGCTGGCGGCGATCGCCCTGACGGGGTTCGGGGATGGCGACGGCGCCCGTGCCGTCGAAGCCGCCCTGCTCGTCGCCGCCACGCCGCTCGATCCCGCAACGCCCGGCAAGATCTGGCTTGGTCCGGGCGAGATCCACACGCCGCACGCCCCCGTCGGACGCACGTCCGTCGACATCCGCTTCGGCAAGACCGTGCGCGAGCGCATCGGACTGCTGGTTCGTTTCACATGAGGTTCAAATGGCCTTCGAACACCCTCTGATTTCCGGCGCCTACGACCGCTCGGCGACGAAGCCCGCCATGACGGATGTCGTGTTTCGCGAGGGCGCCTTCCTGCAAGGCGCGGAACTCAACGAAGCGCAGTCGATCCTGCGCGGGCGCATCGCCCGCGCGGGCGGACTGTCCGCCCGCGACGGCGACCGGATTGCGGGTGCCGGCATCGTGGTCGACCCGGACGCCGGCAGCGTGTTCCTCGAGCCTGGGCGCATCTTCGCGGCCGGCGACGTGCGCCCGGTCGTGGCGGCGACACTGGCCGGCGTGCCGATGGACGGCGAGGTCGCGATCGGCGTGCGGCTCGTGCGCCAGGCGGTCACTCACGAGCAGGATCCGGATCTGCTCGGCCTTGCGCCTGGCACGGCGGCCGAGGGCGAAGCGGGCGCCGCGCGGATCGAAGAGAGCCTCGCCTGGGGACGGGCCGGCGACGGCCAGCCGGGCGACCTCTACCCGGTCTACCTGCTCAAGGACGGGGTGGCGCTCGACCAGACGGCTCCGGCCGAGCTGTCGGTGACGCTCCAGGCCATCGCCGGCTACGATCGCGACGCAAACGGCTCCTATGTCATCTCCGGCTGCCGCGTCTCAGCGCTTGGCCGCATGGCGGGCGCCCAGGTGTTCGTCATCGAACAGGGTGTCGCCAACATCAACGGCTTCAAGCGGACGCGGAGCGCGTCCCTGCGCCTTGCGGTGCCCGAGACGGCCGACGTCGGGAGGATCGACGCCGAACAGCATGTCTTCGCCGATGGCGGGACCGGGACCGCGACGCTCGTCCTTCGCTTCCCGCCGCTTGCGAACCTGGTGATGGCGCTGGTCACGAAGGAGACGACGGAAACGGTCACCCACGGACCGTCGGTCGGCTCCATGGACCTCCTGTCGCAGGACAGCGTCACGGCCCTGATCGAGGTCCGCCAGGGCGGGACCATCTACACACCCGGGACGGACTACGTGCTCAATGCCGACCGCGTCGACTGGACCCCGGGCGGCGGGGAGCCGGCGCCGGGATCGAGCTACGAGGTGACCTATCGCTATCGCGACGCGGTTGTGCCCGTCTCGACCACGGACGGAACCGTGACGCTGGCCGGCGGCGTCACCGGCGGCGAGGTGCTGCTGACCTACGACTACAAACTGCTGCGCGTCGACCTCATCTGCCTCGACCCGGACGGCCGGGCCGTCTACATCGAGGGCCTGTCGAGCCGATCGAGACCGGTGCCGCCGGCCGCGCCGGCAACGCATCTGCCCCTCGCCGAGGTAGTCAACTCCTGGTCCGGCGCGCCGACGATCATCAACAGCGGTGTGCGGGCCTACCCCTTCACGGACATCGACCGGATGTACAAGCGCCTGGTCGACGTGCTCGACCTCGTCGCCCTGGAACGGCTGCGCCGCGACATCGACAGCCGCGAGCCGACGGCCAAGCGCGGCGTCTTTGTCGATCCCTTCACCTCCGATCGCTGGCGCGACGGCGGCGTCGCCCAGGACGCCGCCCTGTTCGACGGCTCGTGCCAACTCGCGATCGACCCGACGATCCACCGGCTCGGCCCGCCGCGTCCCGTGCTGCTCGACTGGAGCCCCGAGGTCGTGATCTCGCAAGGTCTGGTGACGCATTGCAGGCTGGTCAACCCCTATGCGAACTTCCTGCCGATCCCGGCGGAGCTGACGCTCGATCCGGCTGTCGATCTGTGGACCGAGACCCGCACCGAATGGGCCTCGGCGCAGACAGCTGTCTTCGGCGCCGGCAACCTGTCTCGCACCACGACGCGCACCGACGTCGTCGACACCCGACAGGAACTCGCCGAGTTCCTGCGCGCCATCGACGTCGGCTTCACGATCCGCGGCTTCGGCGCGGGCGAAACGCTGGACGCACTCACCTTCGACGGCGTCGACGTGACGCCGGCCGGCGTCGTCGCGGACGGCAACGGCGAGATCTCCGGCACGATCGCCATTGCGGCCGAGACCTATCCGGCCGGCCGCAAGCTTGTGCGCGCTGTCGGCGGATCTGGCACGGAAGCCACCGCGCTGTTCGTCGGCGAGGGGCAGATCGAGATCACGGTGATGCGCCAGGTGAGCACCGTCACAAGATGGAGCGACCCGCCCGTCCGGGAGTGGGACGGCAGCGTTCAAGGCAGCGACGGCGCCGGCGACGCCGACCCACTCGCGCAGACATTCGTCCTTCCGGCCGGCACGCAAGGCCGGCATATCGCGGCCGTGACCCTGCGCATCTGCGCGGTCGGCGATCCGACAAATCCTCTCCTGCTGGAGATCCGCTCCTGCTCCCAGGGCATGCCCACGGCCGAAATCCTCAGCCAGGCGTATGTCGTGATGGGCGGTGTCGCGATCGGCCAGCCGACCGTGATCGCTCTGCCGGAACCGCTCTGGCTGTCGGCTGGGCGCGAATACTGCTTCGTCGTCAAGTCGGACGATGCCGCGCATTCGATCTCGTCCGCCCAGATCGGCGCCTTCGACGCGGTGGCGCAGTCCTGGGTGACCGCGCAGCCGTACCCGGTCGGCGTCATGCTCTCCTCGAGCAACGCGCGGACCTGGACGGCGCACCAGGACGAGGACCTTTCATTCGACCTGCGCGCCGCCCGCTTCGCACCCGGCGTCAAGCGGATCTCGCTCGGCCAGGTCGACCTGGTCGACTGCACGGATCTCATCATCCGCGCCGTCGTGGACTTGCCAGAAGCCGAATGCTCGGTCGTCTTCGAGGTCGAGCGCCCTGGCGGTGGCCTCTGGCGCATGGCGCCAGGACAGGTGCTGGAACTGGACACGCGCGTCACGGAAACGGTTGTCGTCTTCGCCGTCCTCGCCGGCACGGAGACGGCGTCGCCGACGCTGTTTCCGGGGGTGCAGCTCATCGCCGGGTCCTTGCGCGATACCGCCACCTATGTCTCGCGTGCCTTTGCCGTCGATGGGGCGGTCCGCATCCCTGTGCGCCTCAAGGCGCTTTTGCCATCCGGATCCGCTTTGACCGTCGAGCTGCAGCGCGGCGATGCAGGCTGGGAAACGATCCCGCTGCGCTCGATCGATGTGCTCGAGACGGACGGCTGGGTCGAGCGCAGCCATGAACTCGACCCGCTTGATCCGCAGCCCGCCTGGGGCGCGGAAACCCGCGTCCGCCTGACGCTCACAGGCGGGCCGGCGGCCCGCCCCTCGCTCGCGGATCTCCGCGTCGCAACGATCTAGAGGGAGCTGCCATGGTTGCCCAGACGACCCCAAATCGCGGCTACCCGCTGCCGCATGCAGACAACAAGGTGAATGAAGACGTCGCGAGGCTGATCGACGCTTTTGCGGCGATCGACGGTGACGTCGCCGCTCTCCTGGTCGCGCTGGCGGCCAAGGCGGCGGCCGTGCACGGACACGCGATCGCCGACGTCGCGGGTCTTGCCACCGCGCTCGACGGCAAGGCAGCGCTCACCCACACCCACACGCTTGCCGGGCTCGCCGACGTCTCGATCGCCGGCGCGCCGGCCGGGCGGCCGCTCACGACGCAGCTGGGTGGCGGCATCGGGATCGGCGAGGTCTATGCAACGCAGGCCAGCGTCAACACAGCGCTCGGCGGCGACGCCAATTTCGCGGCGACGATGATCGCCGCCCTTGCCGCCAAACTGGATGCGAGCGCGACCAGCGAAGCGGCCGCGGCGGGATCGGTCGCCAAGCGCGACGGCGTCGGTAGCCTGGCGGCCGCCGGTTTCGCGTCCTACGCGCAAGCGGCCCATGCGCTGCTCGGCGATGTCGACACCGCCAAGTGGGCCGAGGTCCTGGGCAACTACATGATCCACCTGATGAGCGACAGCGCCAGTACCGAGACGACGGGCCTGGCCAGCGACCAGACCGTCGCCGGCCGGACCTTCCGGGCCAAGATGAGCGTCGACGGCCTCGGCAACGCTTTCTTCGCCGGAGACCTGCACGTCCGGGGCTCACCGCTGCCGATCACGAAAGCATATGTCAGCCCCGAGCAGACGATCACGAGCGGCGGACTTCTGACGCTCGCGCACGGGCTCGGCGCCCAGCCGAAAATCATGACCGCCGAGCTGGTCTGCAAGGCCGCCGAACACGGGTATTCTGTCGGCCAGATCCTGTCGATCAACATCGGGATCAACGCGGCGAATGCACTCGCCGCCGGCCTGTCCGTCGTCCCCTATCCGACAACGGTGGAGGTCAGGTACGGATCGGCGGCGAGTGCGGTCCAACTGCTGGACAAGTCAACAGGTGCAGTCGCCAACGCCACGAATGCCAATTGGCGCCTTGTCGTGAGGGCTTTCGCATGACCGCGAGCACGAAATACTACACCGACGCGGCAGGGTTGTATCTCGGCGGTTTCGCCCCCGCGCCGGCCTATGACATCCGCACGCCGCAGGAGCCCATCCCCGATCCCGACACGGGCGAGATGGTGCCGCGGCCACCGCTGGTCCAGACCGTGACGCCCGAAGTCGTGCCGCCTCCCGGCGGGATCGAGGTGCCGCACCCGCCGGCCGATGCGCGCGCCGTATGGGATTTCGACGCGCAAGAGTGGCAGGAGCCCGCGCCGGCGCTGCCTGTGATCACTGCCCGCCAGTGCCGGCTGATGCTGCTCGCCGTCGGGATCACGCCCGCCATGGTCGAGGCCGAACTCGGCGCGATCCAGGACGAGACCGACCGGGCCAGGGCACTGATCGAATGGGAGTATGCGTCGGCCTACGAGCGCACCCACCCGCTGATCGACCAGATGGCCGCGGCCTTCGACCTGCCGGCCGTCCAGGTCGACGCGCTCTGGCTGGCTGCGGCGGATCTCTAGGCCGCGTTGCCACCAGCCCGGGTTTATGGCAGCGTGAGGACTGCTCCGACCTGCCGTTTCCGCCTGGGCAAACCTCGGCGCAAACCGACCCGCGCTGCCGCTGACAGTGTCAGCGGCGCGGGCGTAGGCCGCGCCCCCATAGTGTCGTGCTGGACCTTTCAACGAGGATCAGCGCATGCCCGTCGCCCCCTTCAATCACGGCACCCGTGTCCTGCGGCTCGGCGACGAGCCGCGACCGATCGCCGTTTCGGACGTTTCCACCCTCGGCGCGCTCGTCACCGCCCCGGATGCCGACAACGACGCCTTCCCGCTTGACGAGCCCGTCCACCTCTACACGCACGAGGCCGAGAAGATCGCGCTGCTGGGCACGACCGGCACGGCGCTTGACGTCATCAACGCCGTCAAGGCGCAGGGGATCGAGGCCTCGATCGTGATGGTGCGCGTGGCGGAAGGGGTCGACGCCGAGGCCACGCGCGCAAGCATGGTCGGATCGGCCGCTGCGCAGACCGGTGCGCACGCCTTCGCCTACGCCCTCGGGCATGTCGGCGTCGAACCCGATCTCCTGATCGCCCCCGGCTATGCCGCCACCCGGATCGCCGGCGCCAAGAACCCGGTGGCCGACGCGGTCGAGCAGATGGCGAAGAAGCTGCAGGCGATCGCGGTCTTCGACACCGGCGGTCCGACCCGGGAAGACAGCCTCGCCTATCGCGCCGATTTCTCCGACCGCTTCACCTATCTGGTCGACCCGATGGTCCGCGTGGCGTCCGAGGGCGGACCCGTCGTCAAGCCGGCGGCCGCCTACGCCGCGGGGCTTTTCATCAAGCGGGACAAGGAGAAGGGCGGACCCTACTGGTCCCCGTCCAATCAGGACTGCGGCGGCATCCTCGGGATCGCACGACCGGTCTCCTTCTACGAAGGGGAAGTGGATCACGAGGCGAATCTCCTCAACGAGGCTGGCATCGCGACCTTCATTCCCGCCCGCCTCGTCCAGGGCGCCGGCGGCACCTTCGCCGCCAACGGTCGCATCCTCTGGGGCAACCGCACGACGTCGACCGACCCGCTCTGGCAGTTCGTCAACGTCGTGCGCACCCGTGCCCTGATCGAGAAGACGATTTCCCGCTCGTTCCGCTGGGCCAACGACCAGAACCTTTCGCCGCAGCTCGTCATCACGATCATGCGGTCGCTGCAGCAGTTCCTGGACGAGTTGAAGGCGGTCGGCGCGATCCTCGGCGGCGACGTCTACTGGGACCGGGACGTCAACACCAACGCGTCGCTTCGATCCGGCAAGCTGCGGATCGAATTCGATGCCGAGGAAGCGCCGCCCCTGGAGGACCTCACCTTCGGCTCGCGCCGCAACGAGGTCTATTTCGACCTGCTCGCCGACGAGATCAATCGCCGTATCTCCGTCAGCTTCGAGCGCGTCGGCGACGCGGCGTAAGCCCGTCCCGTTCCCCGACCCTTCGAAAGGAGCTTTCCATGTCCCTTCCCATCCTGCGCGGCTTCACGCTGATCGTGAACGACGACATGAACCTCGCCCTCCAGATCGAGAGCATGCAGCTTCCGGGGCTCGAGGAGATCACGGAAGACTTCCAGCCCGGCGGCAGCGACCTGCAGATCCAGGTCGCCGGCCTCGGCGTGAAGCCGCTCGAAGCGCCGTTCAAGCTCAAGGGGCACATGCCGGCCGTGGCCGGTCTCTTCGGCGGCGCGCCCGGCATCCGCCACACCTTCACCGGCAAGAAGTTCATCGTCGACGACCTGGACGGCGCCGAGCACGAGCATGCGATCGACATCACCGGCCGGCTGGTCTCCGTCGCCGAGGAAGAGATGAGCGGCGGCAAGGCAAGCGGCTACGATCACAAGATCGGATCGATCACCCAGTATTCCTACATGGCCGACGGCAAGGTCCTTCACCGCTTCAACTTCGCTCAGGGCGGCTGGGCGGTGCGCAACGGCGTGGCGGTCAATGAGGGCCGGCGCCGTGTCCTGTTCGGCTAATCTTTCCATTTGAGAGGGATCTCCCATGACCGACCCCGCGAAGACCGCCGCCGCGCTGACCTTCACCATCCAGCTCACCGTGCCGGCAGAGGAAGGCTTCGGCGCCGGCGCCCGCCGGCACATGTCGCTCGCCATGCGCCGCCCGCGCGTCCGCCACGTCAAGCAGGTGGTGGCACTCCTCGGGCCTGATTTCGTGCGCAACCTGATGGCGATGTCGGACGATGCCGCAGGCAGTGGAGCGTCAGGCGGCAAAGCTCCGGACAGCGCGGCGATCGGCTGCCGCGACACCATCGCCGAGGCGCTGGCGCTGCTGACCGATCCGGCTCGGCTCGACGGCCTGACCGGGATCCTCGCCGATCTGTGCGGTGTGTCGCCGGAGGCGATCGACGATCTCGACCCGGCCGACCTGATCTCGGTCGGCCGGGCAATGTTCCGTTTTTTTCCGGACCTGAGTGGCCTCGTGTCCACGAATTCATGAGCGACGTCGCGGCCGTCTACCATTGGCCGCCGTCCGAACTGGAGGCGCTCGACTGGCGGGAGTTCCTCGCTTATCGACGCGATCTGCCGCGGGTGCTGAAGGTGCTGGGACAACTCCCGTAAGAGAGACAGACCATGGCTGACATGAATGTCTCCCTGCTGATCGAATTCCTGACCAAGGGCGGCGACAAGGTGCGCCGGGATCTCGCCGGCATTCGGTCCGGCGCGAAGGATCTGCGCGAGGGATTGGCCGGCGCGATCCGGCAGGGGTTCTCCGTCGAGAACATCGAACGGGCGACGCGCGACGCGGAGCGCAAGCTCAACGAGGCGCGCGGCCGGCTGCGCGGCGCGATGGGCAGCGCGATCGCTCTCGCCGCCCCCGTCTGGACGGCCGGCAATTTCGAAGCAGGCATGGCGGACGTGGCGACGCTCATCGACACGGCCGCCGAGAGCCTGGAGGAGATGGGCAGCCGGGTCCTGCAGATCGCCGACCGGACGCCGGTCACGCTGGACGACCTGACGGCCGCGCTCTACGACGTGCGGTCGGCCGGCATCGAGGCAGCTGACGCGATGTCCGTGCTGGAGGGATCGGCGCGTCTGGGGGTCGCCGGCAAGGGTACGACGAAGGAGGCGGCCGACCTCGTCACGTCCTCGATCAACGCTTTCGATCTGAAGGGCGAGAAACAGGCGCGGATCTACGACACGATCTTCAAGGCGGTGAAAAACGGCAAGACGACGATCTCCGAGCTCTCCCAGGGTTTCGGTGCCGTCGCGGGCACCGTCGCCAACGCCGGCGTCGAGATCGACGAGTATCTGGCCTCGATCGCGGCCATGACCACGACGGGCATGCCCGCGGCGCAGGCGCATACGCAGATCCGCGCGGCAATCTCGGGCCTGACACGAGAGACCAAGGACTCCAGAAAGCTCTTCAAAAAGCTCGGTGCCGACAACTTCCGGGACCTGGTCGAAAAATCCGGCGGGATGGTGCCGGCCTTCGACCGGATCCGCCAGGCGCTCGGCGGGAACGACGCCGCCATCTTGAAGGTTCTAGGATCGGTCGAGGCGCTCAACGCCGTGCTCGGCCTGACGGGCGAACAGGCGTCGGTTTTCCAGGAGACCCTCACCGACATGCGCGATGGCGCCAACGCCGTCGACGAGGCGTTCGAGAAGCTGGCGGACCCCTTCAAAAATCAACTGCGGGTGATGCGCAACCAGCTGCAGGGCCTGGCCATCGCCGTCGGAACCCATTTGATCAAGCCCCTGAAATCGGTGATCGCGACGATCCGGCCGCTTGTGGTGGCCATCGCCGACTGGATGCAGGCCAATCCGGAGCTCACGAGCTCGATCGTCCAGGGAGTGGCCGCGCTCCTTGCCATGAATGTCGCGATGCGCCTCGTGTCCTATGCGGTCGCCGCGGCCCGGCTGCCGCTGATCGGTCTGGCCAAGAGCTTCCTGTTGTTCGACGCCGCCGGCCGGAACGTCTCGATCGTGGCGCGCGCCGTCAGGGCGCTCGCCGGCGCGGGGGCCGGTCTTGGCCGCGCGGCGACATCGGCCGCGCTGTTTCTTGCGTCCTTTGGCCCGAGACGGATCAAGTCCGCGCTGGCCGGTTTGGCGAAGCTCTCGACCTTCATGAAGGGAGGGGTGATCGCCACCGCATTCGCCGGCCTGAAGACAGCGGCGACTGCCGCGCTGTCGGCGATCGCGGCGGCGGGGTGGCCGGTGACGGCGGTCCTGGCGGCGATCGCCGCCGCAGCCTTTGCCGTGTGGAAATACTGGGACCGGCTGAAGGCGGCCGTCGGCGGCGTCTTCGAGGGATTGACGGCGGCTTTCGCGCCCGAACTGGACTTCGTCAAACAGGCATGGTCGGACCTCGTCGACAATGTCGCGGCAAGGGCGGGCGAGATCGCCACACGCCTGGGCGTGAATGTCGACGCCGTGAGGGACACCCTTGCTCGCATGGTCGACGTCTCTGGAGCCCTCGCCGGGCTCAGGAACGGGCTCGGGCAAGCCAAGGACGTGGTCACGGATTTCCTCGCCAGCGTCTTCACGGCCGAGACGCTCAGCGAGGCGGAGGCCGAAGAGATCGCCGCTGCCGCGCGGCGCATCGGCGAGCGCATCGGCCATGCCATCCGCGACACGCTGCGCGCCTTCACGGGGTTTGGCACGGCAATCGTCGACGCCATCATCGACGGCCTCGACAGCGCCTGGGGCACGCTGACGGAGTGGTTCGAGGCCAAGGTCGCGGCGCTCAAGGGACTGCTGAGCTTCGGCTTCACGTTTGGGGGCGGCGGCGCTGAGCTGCCGGGCAATCTACCCGAGATCGGCAGGAATAACGGGTTCACCGATGCGCCAAGCAAGTCGCCGTTCCCGTCTTCCGCACAGGATCCCATTCAGCCGTTGGAGAGCTATGCGAATGACCGCAAGCTCACCGGCGCGAAGGTCGAGCAGGAGATCAAGGCGGAGGTGGTCGACCGCCGGCCGCCGCAAGTGACCGTCCACGTCTCGCAATCCATCACGGGGGTTTCCGACCCGGTGGCGGCTGCCGCCGCCGCCAATCGCGGCATCACCGATGCGGTGCGCCGGGCCAAGACGGGCGCGATGCACGGGGGGACGGAATAGATGGCCGTGCCGCTGCTCGCGCTGGGAGCGCACATCTTCGAACTCGCCCCGCTCAACTTCCAGGCGCTCGATCGCCAGACGGAGGCGCTCTGGCCTTCCGTGCCCCGCTTCGGCAACGCGCCAGGCCGACAGTTCGTCGGCTACGGCGAGAACCCCGTGACCATCTCCGGCCTGCTGTTTCCCGAGGAGTTCGGCGGGCGGGGCGAGTTCGAGGCGCTCCGCGCCACGCAGGTGGCCGCGCTGCCGGTAATGATGGTGGGCTGGGCGGCAGCCGGGACTGCCGGGCGCGTGTTCGGCAAGGTGGTCATCCTGTCGATCTCCGACACGCAGTCGATCATTTCCGCCAACGGTCAGGGGCGAAAGCTCGAATACACCATTGAGGTGGCGCCGCACGGCGACAGCTCCGGCGGCAGCCTGGGGATCTTCCGATGAGCGAGATCGTCATTCCGGCCGCGACCATCCGCGCGACCCGCGAGGACGCGAGCCTTGAGCAACTGTGCTTCGAGTATGCGCACCAGATCCTGTCTGACGCGCGCAAGGCGGCACGGCTCAAGGGCTATGTGGAAGCCGCGATCGAGGCCAATCGCGGCATCGCGGCGGCCGGCCTGGTGCTTCCGCTTGGAACCGAGATCCGGCTGCCCGAATGGCGCCTCTCGAACCGGGTCGAACAGGTGAGGCTTTGGGATTGATGCGGGACCGCCCCTTTATCGAAGTCGCGGTCGATGGTCAGCCGGTGGCGGGCGTCTTCTACTCGCGCCTTGTCTCCGCGACGCTTCATGATGCCACCGGGCAGGATGCCGATACCTGCGAGCTCGTGCTGGATGACGCGGGCAACACGCTTGCGGCTCCTCGCGAGGGGGCTCGGCTGCTCGTGCGGTTCGGGTACCGAGATGTCGGGACATGGATGATGGGGCTGTACACGGTCGAAAGCGTGTCCTTCGAAGGCGGCCCCCACGGCGAGACCATGACCGTCTCCGGCCGGTCGGCCGACATGCGGTCCGACCTGAAGGAACCGCGGTCCGAGCACTTCGACAACGAGACGGTCGGCGGCGTGATGCGCCAGCTCGCCGATCGCCACGGTCTGGAGGCGGCCGTCAGTCCCGAGTTGGCGGCCGAGCCGCTGCCCTATATCGCCCGTATCGATCAGTCGACGCTGGACTTCGCCACCCGCATCGCCGATCGGGTCGGCGGACTTTTCTCGGTCAAGGGCGGGAAGCTTGTCCTGGTCAAGCGAGGCTCCGGATCGGCAACCGGCAAGGTGGTGCCTGCGCTGACGATCGAGCGGTCGCAGGTCAGCGACTGGCGTGTCGAGGGCGATCCGCGCCCTCGCTACGGCGGCGCCGAGGCCAAATGGTTCGACCGCAAGACTGGCAAGATCGAGATCGAGGAAGCCGAGACCGGCCAGCAGGGGCCTGGCCGTCGGCTTCGTCATGTCCTCTCGTCGAAGGACGAAGCGAAGAAGGCCGCCTCGGCCGAGGCCGGGCGACTGTCAAGAGCGACCGGCTCTGGGTCGATCACGCTTGCCGGTCTTCCGGAGGTGCGCGCCGAGATGGATGTGGTGTTGACCGGGTTCCGGGCCGAGATCAACGGCCGCTGGCGCGCCGCCAGCGTCGAGCATCGGTTCGACGGCAGCTACACGACGACGATCGAACTCGAGGCCCCGGAGGGAGGGAGGAAGGAAGGAAGGAAGTAGGGTTGCAATCCGCATCACTGCGCGTCTAACAAGGTATTCTCAGACTTTTCAGTGAGGCCTCTCATGTCGATGATCCTTGGCTTTTTCACCCTCGCTGCAATGATTTTTGGCGCCTGGAACGCTCTGTTGATTGTTTTTGCGCGCGGCCAAAGGCGCAGGGCATTCCGCCGGCTCGGCTATTCGGTTCTGGCGCTTGTGGGATCGGTCATGGGGCTGGTGTCCGCTCAGGACCGAGAAGCGCGTCAGGCGGGTTTCACGGACTCCAGCGACAGGAGATACGCCGAAAGGGCGGGGATAGCCGATCCGTCGGAGTGGGCACTCGTCCGTGAGGAAAAGAAGGCGGAGATGGCCCGAGAAGCCGCCCAGGCAGCTGATGAGCGAGCGCAGCGCGAAGCCAGCGAGAAACGCGAGGCAGCGACCATCAAGGCCAACGAGGAGAGCGAGGCACAGACCCGGAAAGCCGAGGAAGAGCGCGCGAAAGAGGTAGCCTGCCGCAACGATCTCACTTGTTGGGGAGAAAAGGCTTCTGTTGTCGCCAGTGTATATTGTCCCGACAGCATCGAACGGCTCGCCAAGTACGATGCCGAGTGGGTTGATGGCATATTCGAACCGAAGTTCTCTCACTATCGTTGGCGAGACAAGGATCGCGGGGTGGTGACGATGATCGGCGATAAGGTCAGGTTCCAGAACGGCTTCGGCGCCTGGATGAGGATGACCTACGAATGTGACGTCGACCCCTCGACCGATCGCGTACTTGATGTCCGGGTGTTGGAGGGGCGGCTCTGA